AGGCTTTTTGCGTGGAGGAAAGAATGATTATTACGAGTGAACAAGTATCTAATGGCCATCCAGATAAGATTTGTGACCAGATTTCAGATGCAGTTCTAACAGTATGTTTAGAACAAGATAAGAATAGCAGGGTTGCAGTAGAAACTCTTATCAAAGATAATCATATAGTGGTTGCTGGAGAAATGAAAACAACAGCCTTATTTGATTTAAAAACTGTTGTTCGAAATGTCGTTAAACCACTAGAAATGGATAACATCATTGTGACGAATCTTATCGGATTACAAAGTGATGATATTTCTCAAGGTGTTGATACAGGCGGTGCTGGAGACCAAGGGATGATGTATGGCTATGCAACTGACGAAACTGACGAATGCTTACCACTTCCATACGTTTTAGCAACTCGTGTTCTTGAGAAACTTATGGAACTTCAGCATCCGCTCTTAGGGAAAGATGCTAAGGCACAGGTTTCTTATGATTATGACAATAAAAGAATTACAACATTCTTAGTATCAATTCAGCATAGCGATGAAATGACAATTGAGAATCTAAGAGTAATTGTTAAAGAATCTATGATAAAAGTTGCAAAACAGTATAAACAAAACCTTGATTTTAATGTTTTAGTGAATCCTACTGGTCGTTTCGTTCTTGGTGGTTCTTATGCAGATGCTGGAGTTACTGGAAGAAAAATTATCGCTGATACTTATGGTGGATTTGCCCATCATGGTGGTGGTGCATTTTCAGGAAAGGATCCAAGTAAAGTGGATCGCTCAGGAGCTTATATGGCACGTAAGATTGCAAAAGACATCGTTCGTGAAGGATATGCTAAACGATGCGAAGTTCAATTAGCATACGCTATAGGGGTCGCAGAACCGGTTTCTATTCATGTAGAAACATTTGGAACAAGTAACTATACGAGCAAGCAATTGGTAGGAATGATTAAAGAACGGTACGATTTAACACCGAAAGGGATTATCAAGGAGTTGGATCTTCTAAACGTAGACTACACTCAATCTACATGTTTTGGACATTTTACGAAACCAACTCTTCCTTGGGAGCAGTAAGATGCCACGTAGACCAAGAACTCCCTGCAAGCAGAATGGTTGTCCAAACCTTGTGACCTATGGAAACAAGTACTGCAATGACCACAAGACTAACCACGTACTTGACGCCAAGACAACCAAAGCTAAAGGTTACAATTCACGGTGGAATAAGGCGCGGATTCGTTACTTAAAGCTCAATCCTCTCTGTGTTTACTGTCAAAGAGAAGGTCGACTGACCAAGGCAACAGTGGTTGATCATATCACTCCCCACCGAGGTGACCAAGAACTCTTTTGGAATCAATCTAACTGGCAAGCTCTCTGTAAATCTTGTCATGATAGAAAGACCAAGACAACGGACCTATATGTGGAATATACCTATCGGTTTTAATATTGTAGTTACGTTCTAAAAATATCTCTCTTTTATAATTTGGGGTAGGGGGGATATAATCTCTAAATCCTTGTCCGTAAAAGACCGACGCCCCCTTAAACGTAAAATTTCGCAAAATTGATAGGGTGGGATATAAAAATCAATTCAAAATAGTAAAGAATCCAGTAAGAATATAGAATTAAGTGAGTGTTATTTTCGTAAATTTGTTTAAATTTAGGTACGAAAATAACCTTATTTTTTAGTATAAAAGTGAGGAACAGGTATGAATAACTTTCAACGAGAACAAATTTGGTTACTTAGAAAAAATGGCTTAGGATACGGTGAAGTTGCTAAAGCAATTGGTCTATCTAAGGACTCTGTTAAGAAGTATTGTAAAAGACATCCTGAGTTAAAGGGACAAGGGACATTACCGTATTTGATGGTTGAGAACCGAGTTCAAGATGGTACAAACTGTCCTCAATGTTTTCAACCTATGGTTCCTAATAAAACTGGACGACCGAAGAAATTTTGCTCAGATAGGTGCAGAATAAATTGGTGGAAAAATCATCAAGAGGAGCATGATAAGGAACAAACTGCATATGAAGAAATGACTTGCCAGTGTTGTGGTAGGTCATTTTTATCTTATGCCAATCCCAATAGAAAGTATTGTAGCCATGCCTGCTACATACAGATAAGATTTTACAAAGGAGTCTAAAATGACGAACCAACCAACAATGGAAATAAAAGAACTTCCTCTGAAAGAATTAAAGCCTGCAGCTTATAATCCTCGAAAGAAACTGAAAAAAGGGGATAAAGAATATGAAAAAATTAAACAGTCGCTTCTTAAGTTTGGATATGTTGATCCAATTATTGTCAATGAAGATTTAACTGTAATTGGTGGTCATCAACGCTTGACAGTTCTTAAAGACTTAGACTATGAAACTGCTAAGTGCGTCATCGTTGATTTACCCAAAGAAGATGAGAAAGCATTGAACATTGCACTCAATAAGATTACAGGTCAATGGGATGAAGCTCTCTTAGCGGACTTACTTTTAGATTTACAGGAGTCTGATTTCAATCTAGACCTTACTGGTTTTGAGCCACCAGAGATTGATGACATCCTCTCAAATGTCCATGACAAGGAGTTGTCTGAAGATGAGTTTGATGTGGAAGAAGAATTGAAGAAACCAACGGTATCAAGACATGGGGACATTTGGCAATTGGGAAAACATAGAGTCATTTGTGGTGATTCTACAAAAGCTGAAACCTATAAGCAGTTGCTAGATGATAGGAAAGCTAATTTAGTAGTAACGGACCCACCTTATAATGTGGACGTTGAAGAGACGGCTGGGAAAATCCTAAATGATAATATGTCTGACGGAGACTTCTATCAGTTTCTCCTTTCAATGTTTACTCAAGTAGAAAATCACATGGAAGATGATGCGTCTATTTATGTTTTTCATGCAGATACGGAAGGACTCAACTTCCGCAAAGCTTTTAAAGAGGCTGGCTTCTATTTGAGTGGGTGTTGTATCTGGAAGAAGAACTCACTTGTATTAGGTCGTAGCCCATATCAATGGCAACATGAACCTTGTTTATATGGGTGGAAGAAAAAAGGAAAACATCAGTGGTTTAGTGATCGGAAGCAAACTACCATCTGGGAATATGACCGTCCTAAGTCTAGTAAAGACCACCCAACCATGAAGCCTATTCAACTTATGGCTTACCCTATTCAAAACTCTTCTATGCGTGGAACAATAGTTTTAGATCCATTTTTAGGTTCTGGTTCTACTTTAATAGCTGCAGACCAAACTGGACGTGTTTGTTATGGAATCGAGCTAGATGAAAAGTTTGTGGATGTCATTGTTAAACGCTATATAGAAGTTACAGGCGATACTGAAGTAACCGTACAACGTAATCATGAGGTTTTAACTTATAACCAAGTGTTAAAGGAGTTGGAGGAACAAGTATGACATTAACGTTTCTAGATTTCTTTTCCGGAGTTGGTGGCTTTCGACATGGGCTAGAATTAGCAGGAATGAAGTGTATAGGATTTTGCGAAAAAGATAAGTTTGCACGCAAATCTTATGAAGCAATGTATGATACGAAAGGAGAATGGTTTCATGACGATATCACAACAATCGATCCAACACGATTACCAAAAGCAGATCTCTGGTGTGCGGGAAGCCCTTGTCAAAATGTGTCTATCGCAGGGAAACGAGCCGGCCTATACGGTGAGCGAAGTGGACTCTTTTTTACATTTGTTGAACTCATCAAAAGCCAAAAAGAAGAAGATAAACCCGAATGGGTTCTCCTTGAAAATGTTAAGGGACTTTTATCAAGTGGTGGGGGACGAGATTATCTCGACTATATCTCTATCTTGGATGAATCAGGGTACGACCTTGAATGGCAAGTGTTCAACTCAAAAGATTACGGAGTACCACAAAATAGAGAACGCATCTATACTATCGGACATCTTAGAAGAAAAGGTCGACGACAAGTACTACCTATCAGCAGAGAAAGCAGTAGCCATCTTAAGCAACTTGTAGGCGGTATGCAAAGCTACCGTGTCTACGACCCTAGTGGTATTGCAACAACTCTTGTTGGAGAGGGTGGGGGACTAGGAGCTAAGACAGGTCTTTATCTGATTGACCAATCACTAACTGAACCAAAGTTAACTGAAGAAGCAAGATGTATAACTGCTCGTTATACTGCTGGTGCGACAAAGCGAACAGCAATGAACTCTGGAGTGCTTGAGGTCCAACCAATTTTGACACAAGGTATCAAGGTTAGGAACGGAACAAAGCAAGGTTATCAATTGGCGGAGGTTGGTGACTCGGTTGATCTTTCTTATCCAAGTTCATTAACGAGAAGGGCAAGAGTAGGGAGAGGAATAGCTCACAACCTTTCATGTAGCTGCCAGATGGGCGCAGTAGTTTGGAATGGTCGTGTTGTCAAAATTAGAAAACTTACTCCAAAAGAGTGTTTTAGACTTCAAGGTTTCAGTGATGACTTATTTGAAAAGGCAAAAGCTGTAAATTCAGATGCACAACTTTATAAACAAGCAGGAAACGGAGTCACAGTACCAGTTGTGTATGCTATTGGTTGTGCTATATTATCTTCAAAATATCATCAGAAATAACTGGATAAAGATGAACTTTAGAGTTAATATGTACTAAACAAAAGAGAAGAGGTTATATTATGGACGACTTAAAAGTGAAGACTTTGAAATCATTGTATCCCAATGGAACTCGAGTCAAATTACTCGAAATGGAGGATCCATTTGCACCACCTATAGGTACTCTCGGTACGGTAATTGGTGTTGATGATATTGGTTCAATTTTAGTGAATTGGGATAATGGACAAAGTTTAAATGTACTTTACGGAATTGATAAAATAATGAAATTGAGATAGTTATGTGGGAAATGATAACTAGAGAATTCAATGGTCGGCACTATCATATTGAGTTTCTTAGGGAATACAGTACTTATGATCGACATATTGATAGAGCTTGGATAGCAATCCTAAAAATTAAACGAAATAAAGAAATAGTTTTTCATTATGAATATGGTAAAATCACTGACCGAATGGATGATTTTGATAAAATTATCTATCAAGAAATAGTGGATACATACAATAAATTATAATTTGGAACTCGATGTGAGTTCTTTTTATTTTAGGAGGTGAATTAGTGGCAATTAGAGGACGTAAACCGAAACCTACAAATTTAAAAGTTCTAGAAGGTAATCCTGGTAAACGGCCTCTCCCAACGAATGAAGTAAAACCTCAAAAGAAGGCTCCACGTTGCCCCCAGTGGCTTGAAGAAGATGCTAAGAGGGAATGGAAGCGGATGGGAAAAATATTGGAACAAATGGGATTACTGACGGAAATGGATATGACCGCATTTGCAGGTTATTGTCAAGCTTACGCACGTTGGAAAGAAGCAGAGGAGTTTTTATCAAAACATGGTTCTATCTTAAAGACACCAAATGGGTATTTACAGCAAGTTCCACAAGTTTCAATTAGTCAAACTAATTTAAAAATCATGCTGAAGTTTTGTGAACAATTTGGTCTAACCCCATCCGCTAGGAATCGTTTAGCTACCATGGATTCAGAGGTTGGTAACGGTGACGAAATGGAAGATTTGTTGGGAGGTTTATTATGACTTTTCATTATGAACCAACTCCTTTTATGCTAGCTACATCACATTATGATAAAAGTAAGGCTGATAGAGCAGTGACTTTTATTCAAAATCTTTGTCATACTAAAGGAAAATGGGCAGGTCAGAAGTTTATACTTTTACCTTGGCAGGAACAGATAGTACGAGATATATTTGGGATTGTTAAAGAAGATGGAAATAGACAATTTCTAACTGCTTATATTGAAATTCCAAAAAAGAATGGGAAGAGTGAACTAGCAGCAGCAATTGCTCTTTATCTACTTTATGCAGATAATGAAGCCAGTGCAGAAGTTTATGGTGCTGCATGTGACCGAAATCAAGCTTCTATTGTATTCGATGTAGCAAAACAAATGGTACTAATGAGTCGACCTTTAGAGAAACGTTCAAAAATAATGGGTGCTACGAAACGAATTGTTAACTACTCTAATGCAGGTTTCTATCAAGTTTTGTCCGCTGAGACTGGTACGAAACATGGTCTCAATGTTTCAGGACTCGTGTTTGACGAAATTCATGCGCAACCCAATCGCCACCTCTATGATGTCTTAACTAAAGGTTCAGGGGATGCACGAGAACAACCCTTATTTTTTATTATTACTACTGCAGGAACAGATAAGAATTCAATTTGTTACGAGTTACATACAAAAGCACTTGATATTTTAAAGGGCAGAAAGAAAGATACATCTTTTTATCCTGTCGTTTATGGTTTATCTGATGAAGAGGACTGGAATGACGAAAGTAACTGGTTAAAAGCAAATCCGTCATTAGGTCATACCATTGGCTTAGACCGTGTCAGAGAAGCTTATAAACAAGCACTTGATAATCCTGCTGAAGAAAATGTATTCAAGCAACTACGGCTAAATATGTGGACAAATTCTACGGTTGCTTGGATTCCAGAACATGTATACAACAAAGGGGATGCACCAATCAATTTTGAAAGTTTGAAAGGTCGTGAGTGTTATGCAGGACTAGACTTGTCAAGTACATCCGATATCACAGCCTTTGTTTTAGTTTTTCCACCTAGGAATGAACTAGAAAATTACATCATTCTCCCCTATTTCTGGTTACCAAAAGATACTCTTGAACTTCGTTGTCGTAGGGATCATGTTTTGTATGATGTATGGGAAAGGCAAGGTTATCTAAAGACGACAGAGGGTAATGTTGTTCATTATGGCTTTATAGAGAAGTTCATTGAGGAATTATCAAAGCTATACAATATAAAAGAAATCGCCTATGATAGATGGAATGCAACACAAATGGTGCAGAATCTAGAAGATATGGGACTGACGATGATTCCTTTTGGTCAAGGGTATAAGGATATGAGTCCACCGTCCAAGGAATTATTCAAACTCATGATGGAAGGTCGTATCCAACACGGAGGACAACCAGTTCTAAAATGGATGTCTCAAAACGTAGTCATGAGACAAGACCCAGCAGGAAATATCAAGCCAGATAAGGAGAAATCAGTTGAAAAAATTGATGGAATTGTTGCTCTTATAATGGGGATTGATAGATGTATTCGACACCAAAATAATGATAGTAGTATTTATGACGAGCGAGGAATATTAAGCTTTTAGTTGAATTTTAAATATAAAGATGCTACAATGTATTTACAAATCATCTTTACAAAGAGGTATTAATCATGGCAAGTACTCAACCTGTTAATTTTAGAGCAGATTCGACTTTTTACCAACAAACAAAAGAAATCTTAGCTGATGAAAAGTTAACCCTGTCAGATATTTTTAATGCTGCACTTCGTAAAATTGCGACAGGTGCGGTTGACCCTAAAGAGTTCGTATTTAGTGATTCACAAGAGACTCAATATCAGGTTGCTTTTGAAGATTTGAAAAAGGAAATCTTGTTGGGACATCAAGAAATTGAACAAGGTAAACTAACGTCTTTAGCAGATGTAAGAAAGGAATTTGGACTTGAATAATCATAAACGTTACCATGTTTCTCTTACGGATCAAGCTAAGAAAGACTTGAGAGAAATACATGATTATATTGTACTGAATTTTTACAGCCAACAATCTGCCGATAGTAAACTAGACCTTATTTTAACGGCACTAGAAACTTTAGAAATCTTTCCAGAAGCATGCCCTTTGGTATCGAGTCGAGGTTATGGTGAATTAACAGATGACGGAAAACGTTATCGATATATGCCAATTGAAAATTACTTAGCTTTTTATTATATCGACAAATATGAGGTTTATGTCTCCAGAATTTTAAATTCCAAGCAGAATTGGGCTAAGTTATTCAATAAGTAAATTCAATTTTAATTCGTAGAGCATCTCACAAATGAGGTGCTTTTATTGTACTCAAAAATGGAGGATTAGATGAGATTTTTAGATTTTATTGGAAGAAAAAGATCACGAGATAAACCGCATAATAGCTATGAGGGACAGGACTTTTCCTATCTCTTTGGACGAACTTCTAGTGGTGAAAATGTCGATGAATTTAAAGCGATGCAGACTACAGCTGTTTATGCTTGTGTGCGAATATTAGCCGAAGCTGTCGCCTCTCTACCCATTCATATATACGAAAGAACATCTAATGGGAGAGAGAAAAAATTTGAACACCCTCTATATTTCTTACTTCATGATGAACCAAATCCAGAGATGTCTTCCTTTGTCTTTCGTGAAACTTTGATGACTCATCTTTTGATATGGGGCAATGCCTATATTCAAATCATAAGGGATAAGAGCGGTCAGGTTATCAGTTTGTATCCTTTGTTACCAGATAAAATGTCAGTACATCGTGATGAAAATGGGAAACTTTACTACAAATATCAACGTCAGACCGAAGAAAATCCAAATTTCAAGGATAAAGGCAGTGTTATTTTAAAACAAGAAGATGTCCTTCACATTCCCGGACTTGGTTTTGATGGATTGATTGGCTATTCTCCCATCGCATTAGCAAAGAACGCAATTGGGATGACTTTGGCTACAGAGAATTACGGAGCATCATTCTTTAAAAATGGTGCAAATCCAGGTGGTGTATTGGAACATCCAGGGATTTTGAAGGATCCAAAAAGAGTACGTGATTCTTGGAATGCGGTTTATAACGGTGTAACAAATGCACATAAAGTTGCAGTTCTAGAAGAAGGGATGAAGTACACTCAAATAGGTATTCCACCAGAAGAAGCACAATTCTTACAGACTAGGAAGTTTCAAATCAATGAGATTGCACGTTTGTATAGGATACCACCACATATGATTGGTGATTTAGAAAAATCTTCATTTTCAAATATCGAGCAACAATCACTAGAGTTTGTAAAATACACATTAGACCCTTGGGTAGTTCGTTTAGAACAGGCCTTCAAGAGGTCTCTTTTTTTACCTGAAGAAAAGAAGAAATACTTTGTTAAGTTCAATGTAGATGGTTTATTACGTGGAGATTATCAAAGTCGTATGAGTGGGTATGCTATTGCAAGACAGAATGGCTGGCTATCTACAAATGATATTCGAGAACTTGAAGATTTAAATCTTTTAACAGATGAAGAAGGAGGAAACCTTTATTTGATTAACGGAAATATGACTAAATTAAAAGATGCTGGTGGTTTTATGACAAAACAGGCAATTGAACAACCTCAAGAAAAACAAAAGGAGGAAGAGGATGCGTAAATTTTGGAGTTTTTCAGACGAAGGGAATATTCGCACTCTTCGTATTGAAGGACAGATTGCTGATGAAACATGGTTTGGAGATGAAGTTACTCCACAACTCTTTAAAAATGATTTAAATGCAGGAAAAGGTGATATCACTCTCTGGATTAATAGTCCAGGGGGTGATGTTTTTGCCGCAGCACAAATCTATAACATGCTGATGGATTACAAGGGAAATGTGCATGTCATAATTGATGGCCTTGCCGCTAGTGCTGCCAGTGTGATTGCCATGGCTGGAACAACAGTATCCATGAGTCCTGTTGCAATGATGATGATTCACAATCCGTGGACGATTGCACAAGGTGAAGCAAAAGATATGGAAAAGATTATTGAAATGTTGGGGGAAATCAAAGAGTCCATTGTGAATGCCTATGAGTTAAGAACAGGATTATCTAGGGCAAAAATCTCACATTTAATGGATTCTGAATCATGGTTTAATGCGAGAAAAGCAGTTGAACTTGGCTTTGCGGACAAGATTCTATTCGATAAAGATGAACCTAAAGAAGAGCTAGAAATTAGCAGTTATTCATTTAGTAGAGCCACTGCGGATCATAACCTTGTTGTTAAACTTCAAGCCAAAATAGATAGCTACAAACCTTTATCAACGACTCCTCTCAATCAGTTAAGAAAACGATTAGATTTATTGAAATAATGAAAGGAAAACTAACCTATGTCTAAATTACTTGAATTAAAAGAAAAACGAAATCAAGCTTGGGAACAAGCAAAAACTTTCCTAGACTCAGTGCGAACTGAAGATGGTTTAGTCTCAGAAGAAGATTCTCAACGCTATGATGAAATGGAAAGTAAAATCAATCGCTATAATCAAGAAATCGCTCGCTTAGAACGACAAGAAAAGATTGATCTAGAACTTGCTCAACCAACTTCTCAGGCTTTGACAAGACAGCCTACCACTGTCTTAAAAGATAGTGAGGTAGAAGATGAGAAGAAGGGAACTAAGTCTGATGTCTATTCCAAAACCTTTTGGACGAATGTCCGTAAGCGTAACTTCTTTGATGTTAAGGATGTTCTTCGTGTTGGAGAAGATACAGAGGGTGGCCATTTAGTACCTGATGAGTATGAGAAAAAACTAGTTCAAGGTCTTCAAGAAGAGAATTTCTTCCGAAGTCTAGCAACCGTCATTAAAACATCAAGTGGAGAGCGGAAGATTCCAGTTGTTACAGGGCATGGAACTGCGTCATGGATGGATGAAAATGGACTTTATCCTGAAACTGATGAGACATTTGGTCAAGTAACACTTGATTCACATAAGATTGGAACAGCTATTCGAATCTCAGAAGAATTGTTAAATGACTCAGTATTTGATTTAGAATCCTATATGACTAGTGAGTTTGCACGACGTATTGGTACAGAAGAAGAGAAATCATTCCTTATTGGAGATGGCTCAAAGAAACCAACAGGAATCTTTACGCAAGCAAATGTTACTGGTCCTACAACGACGACTAAAGACATTACGTTTGATGACATGATTGAATTGTATCATTCTCTTCCTGCTCCGTATCGTAAAAATGCAGTATGGATTCTTCATGATACAACTGTCAAAGCAATTCGTAAACTGAAAGACAATAACGGAAATTATATTTGGCAACCGTCTACACAAGCTGGACAACCAGATTTAATTCTTAACCGTCCATACTATACATCTACCTTTGCACCTCTCCCTGAACAGGGGAATAAAGCCATTGCATTTGGAGATTTCTCATATTACTGGATTGCAGACCGCCAAGGACGTACTTTTAAACGTCTCAATGAACTTTATGCTAATAATGGTCAAATTGGTTTTCTTGCATCTCAACGTGTTGATGGGAAATTAGTATTACCAGAAGCAGTAAAAATTTTAACTGTGAAAGCAAAATAATCATGATAAGTCTAGAAGAAGCAAAACTTTACCTTAAGGTAGAAAACACAGATGAAGATGACTTGATTACGCAATTGATTGATACGAGTAAAAAACTCTGTGAAGAAACATTAAGGCAGAATACTTACAGTGAGGTTCTAAGAATGGCAATCCTGTATGGGGTTGCCTATCTTTATGAACACCGTGAAACAGCTAATTATAAAGAGTTAAAACAAATGTTATATCACCTACTATTAGCTGATAGGAAGGATATTTTTTGATGAAAATCGCTCCGTTACGTGAC